CATAGTTGAGTGTCTTATTTTTATCACCCAGCCACAGGAGCTTCTTCTTCCCGTTACGCTTGCAGATATCAATGCAGAGCTTGACCAGAGAGTCATATACGGCACTGTTCATGGCATACGGCTCATTCATGTCGCTGGCGCATTCGATGGTGACCGCCCTCTGGTCATTGGCATTGCTGGACGAACACCAGCTGCGGTTCTTTTCTTTGACACAAAGCGACACACGGCCGTCTGTGCCGATGCCGTAGTTGCAGCTTGCCTGACGGCTTGTGCTGGTGAAACAGCCGCAGATGCTTTCCGCAGAAAGCTGACCGACCACACAATGCGGTGTGATGCGGTCGATGCTGTGTGTCCTCTGCCCGGAATGGTTCGGGGAGAGCTTAGTGTAAACAACGAGTGGACTATTGGTATATCCCATAATGATTTCCTCCTGCTAAAAAAATTGAGGTCCAGATCACTCTGAACCTCGTACTGTGGTTATTCTGTTGTTACGGAATCAGCAGTTTCATGCCGACCCGGATGGCATTGGAAGTCAGACCATTCAGCACACGGATATCTGCACAGCGGCTGCCGCTTCCCAGTTCCTTATCTGCGATTTTCCAGAGATTATCACCGGGAACAACGGTATAGATTCTGCCAGCTGTGAACGCATAGGTGTCCGCACTGTTCAGGACATATGCGACACCGGCCTCTGCTTCGGCACATTTGATCTTCAGCCAGCCATCACAGAACTGCACGACTTCCACAAGGGCATTCTTCTTGTAGACCGCTACGACCTCTGCATCCAGACTCGGCTTTTTGCGGATGTTCATGAGGGTCTTGAGCTTGCCGTAGGCAATGGTCGCCGGAAGCTCCTCCGCAGTCGGGAACTCATTCTCATCCACTTCGTCTTCAGCTTCTTTCTCCGCCGGGATATCTTCCACAGGGGTTGTGGTTTCCGGCTTATCTTCCGGGATATCGTCCACGACTGCTTTCTCCTCGTTCTCATCTGCACCAGTATCCGGGACAGCCTCTTCCGGATAGATCACGTTGCCGTCATTGTCGAACACTCGGCTGCCGGGGTTCTCATCACACTTGGCTTTTGCATTCGCCAGCAGACGGTACGCGCCAAACTGGGATGCCTCATCTTCCCAGACTTCTCGCACACGGTAATAACCGGTCGTCAGTTTTGCGGGATACTCTTTCTTACTCATGGTTCATTCCTCCTAAAATTTGAGGGAGAGGCTGTTACACCTCTCCCCATTGATCAATCGTCCTTATTCTCTCTTTCTTCCTTCAGCTGTGCCAGCATCTCCTTGAGCTTCTCCGGCACGGGAAGACCGATAACGGCTGCGTTTTCGAGGCAGCTCAGGCCTTCATTCGCCAAATAAAAGAACACCACTGCTGTACGGATGGCCGCTCCATTCTGGAGGATCTGTGTGTCGATGATGTTGGCAATACCAACCAGCACAAAGATACACACCTTCTTGGCGATGCCCTTAAAGCCAACTTCAGAAGAAAGCTCATGCTTGATCGCTGCCGCCAGCACCCCGGTGAAGTAGTCACAGACCACGAACACCACCAGTGCATACAAAAAGCCGTCAAACCCGCCAAAGAACCAGCCCAGGAAACCACCCAGACCTGCGAACATCCATTCAATCTTGTCGATCACATTCTGCATAATCTTGTCCTTTCCTGCCCATTTGGGCATAAAAATAGACGGTCAATGCCGCCTTGTGTATACTCCTTCTATAATGAACACCGTTTCACAGGCATTTGGGAGGTATGTCTGTCAGGGACGGTGGAAATTTAATAGAATTTATTGTCCAATCCAATAAACTCAATCTCACGGAACTCATTCGGATTCTTCTTCATGATCCAATCAATATAGGTAGAAATAATCATGGCACAGATAAAGTACCCGACTGCATTGTAATGACCGCCACGTTTCTGCTGATAGAGAAAGCCAGAATTATACAAAGCTGTTCCATAGGTATACAGATCAACCAGATAGACGCTCTTAAATATTCCTGCAATCTCCCGAACTGCCGAATTGTAGCCAGCATTTTCTACAGATTTTAATGGATCAGTCAGAATAAAAATTTTAGCTTTCGGCTGCATTTCCTGAATCTTCTGAATGATCTTTCCGTAATTGCCATAATAGGTGTCTGGATTCTGTGTGTAGTCGCCGAGATTGATATCTTCCACCGTACCAATCTTGTACTTTCGATTGTTTTCATTTTGTCCAAGACCGATAATATAAGCCTCGCACTTATGATTTCCATCAAAGCACTCCGTTGCAAGCGAACTGGAAAGGAACGTATCACAACGCAGTCCACCCTTAGACCAGTTGTAATAGGTATTCCCGGTCATTCTAGCAAGATACTGTCCCCAGGAATATTCAAACAAATCCTTCCCTCCTGTGGTGCCATCGGCTTTTTTGTATACTGCTTCTCCGCTTGCAAGGCTGTCACCAATGCAGCCCACATGACGAAATACGGTCATTAAACCAGCATCATTTCGAATCCGTTCCAGAGGATTATCTGAGAGATTCAAGCCTAACAGATCATTGATTCCTGCTGTCAGTCTTTTTTGGATATCTTTTTCCAATTTGTCTTTTGTGATTGCTTCATCAGCAATTTTCTGCGTAGTAATTGCAGCATCTTGTACCTTTCCGGTAGATACGACCGTATCCATAAACCAAATCTTGGCAAAATCTTTTAAATTTTCTTTATACATGGTCAGGCGGATATACGCAGTACCCTTGGGGCAGATAAAATCCGTGTAGCTTAAAATACCACCCTTTTCCTGATTGTACTTCAATCCTGAAATATACTTTTTGTCCTGATCATAAAAAGCAAGACCTGAAACATCAGTGGAAGCTGTACTCATACTTGCGCGTAAAAGGCATTTACTTCCACCATACGGGAACGGCAGATAGTCCTCTGTTGCAAAATAGGTGTTTGTTCCCGGTGTATAAGTCCGCAAATCACCCTTCGCACGTGCAATATACAAATCCGGTGTCAAAACAATCTCCAGCGGGATTTCCAAAAAGGCAGCATTTTTCACCTGCACAGCGTTGTCACACAGTTTCTCTGATGTTATCGCTTCATCCGCGAGATTATCCGTTTCAACACTTTTTTCTGCCAATTTTTCATGTGTTACCGCACGATCCACCAGATGCCCCACTGAGATTCTATAATCATCCAACCAGATACCCACGCCATTGAGATTGTCCTGCCCCATACAGCTCATGCGTATATAAGCAGTTCCATCTGGGCAGAAAATTCTGCGAAATGCCAGTTTCTTAGTTTCCCGATTGTAATCGCTTCCGCTGATAAATTTCTTATTTGCATCATAAAATGCAATACCTGATTTATCGCTTTCAACTGTGGACATGGCAGAATATACTTGAAGCCAGCAGCCTCCATATGGAAACGGAATATAATCCAACGTGGCAAAATAAACATTTGAGCCCTGAGAGAAATTATCTAGCCCACCATATTTTCTCGAAATATACTTATCTGCAGTCCAAACCAGTTCTGGAGTAATGTCCAAGAACGACAGGCGGCTTCCATTTACTGCACCTTTCAAAATACCCTTGCCACTTCCAATTGCTCGAATATGGGAACCGACAGAACCGTATTTCGTTCCCTCTTCATCTACTCTTGCATCCACAACCTCTGCTGCATAGTCCTTATCCTTGTCAGTCGAAGCAGACACATTAGCATCCAGTCGCTTGTCCAACGTATCCATACGGCTGTTCAGCTCTGCCTTGTTGCTATTAGTAAGGCTTTCAGCAGAATTCACCCGACTGTTCATGTTGGATTCTGCGGTATCCACATACTGGATGAGACGTGCTTCTGTATCTTCCATTTCCTTGACAGCCTCTGCGATCTGCGCACTATAAAGACTGTATTGCATCCAGTAAATTTCATCCGAGATTGCAGTACCGACCGGCACAGGTCTTCTGCTGATATAGCTCTCACCGGACGCCTTATCCAGAACGATACTGAGTTCTTCGTATTCCTTATTGATATCCCATACACCATCGTGTTTCGGAACAATTCTTCTTCCAATAAATTTAGACATAGGATTCTCCCTTCTGCCGGACAATTCCGGCTACAACTACTATCGGTTCATCCAGCAGATTGGGAGGCCCTGTCTTGGGAAAATCAAGGGTTACATAGTACCCCCCCCCCGAATTTTCTGACGATTCATCATATTGTTTCCTTTCCCGGCATAATGCCGTTTTATTTGCTGTCTTCCGTCAGCCATGCACGGATCTGGCAGTAATAGCCGTCTGCCCATGCCTGATAGCCTCTTCCGGACGGGTGGATGCTGTTGGTCAGCGTCCGGCTGGTTTCCGTGAATCGGTTCGTCACCGGCTTATCCGAATACGGAAATGCCAGACGGCGGTCCGTGCGAAGACCGTGGGCAAAACAGGTCACGTTTTTGCGATACTTGCCGGCATCGAATGCCTTGATCAGCGCAAGGTTCAGCGTGTTGATGCTCATATGGAAGATACCTATGCTGGAACCGCACTGATAAGAATAATCCGAACCGGGTCCGCAAAGGCCGATACCGATCTTGCAGTTCGGGAAGCCCGTCTCCTTATCCAGCAGAGCATCAATAAACTGCTTTGCCTGATCCACGAACTTCTGCACCTCAGCTTCCGTGCGGTACAGTGTAGTGCCCTGTGACACATCATTGGTGCCAAGTGCGATCAGGAAGTAATCGATGCCCTCATAGCCGTTGGTCTCGCAGTATTTCTGGAAATCCAGACGGCCTTTGATCTTGTCCCAGAACGCATTCGTTTTGCCGGCGTAATCCGTATCTGCCAGATACCGGGCAAAGGTCCAGCTGCCGCGTCCTTCGTGCTTGCCGCCAGACGGTCCTCTCGTTCCCAGCTGGTGGATCACGCAGTCATTATCCTCTGCCAGCAGACGGTACACTTCCGTTGCCACAGAACCATTGTCCACGAGAGAGTCTCCACAGATGCAGATATTCTTCGTGAGCTTGTCCTTCAGCTTATGGTGAACCCTGACCTGGACAGGTTTGGACGATACCGTATGGCAGTCATCTTCATCCAGACGGCGGACGGTCAGTGCAAAATCCGTACTGTCCTTCGTCGGCGTGTAGTTCATGCAGTACTCGTTCCGGGTCAGGCTCGGTGCATTCGTGCCTCTGGCGAGCACATACAGATTTTCCTTGCCATCGTGGCGGGAAAGACAGTCAAAGAAGATGGAAAGCTGGCGTCCCTCCATGCAGTCCCAGTGGGACGGGGTCACGATGTCATCCTCTACAGCCGGAGTAATGGCTTTCTGCACATAATCCGTGATACGCTTCGGGATGAAAGATGCCGCGTTATCTGCGAAGAGATCACCCGCTTTGTATTCCTTACCGCCCACAATGAACTTCACATCCGGGTGAATGTGCGGATTATACAGCTTGCTCTGATACCAGGATGCAATATAGAAACCATTCGTACCCAGCTTTCGGAACAGGCTGGTGTCGTACAGATTGATGGTTTTCGTACCAGCGTCATAAGCGAGAATGCGCATCGGCATGCCAAAAGTCGAGCTGGGTGTGTTAAATGCCATCTCCGCCGGATCGCCTGCCGTGATCCACTCATAGTGGAACGTATCCGGAACACCCAGACACTTGGTACTGACCTGGATCGTACCGGCATTCTGGTCAATGGTAATGCCACCGCTTGCCAGATACATATGGCGGGAATCCTTACCGGCAAGATCCGTGCGGAGCTGCTGGAAGCGGTCCTCATACTTCTTTTCGATATAGTAGTCACGCCGCTCTTCATCGAACAGCTCACCAGCCTTATAAGTCGTGCCATCCAGTACAATGCTGAAAGAAGAACCCATGTGCGGATACCAGAAATGGTTTTCATACCATGCAGCGATATAGTAGCCGTTTACTCCCAATGCCCGGAACTGTGCAGTGTTGTAAAGATTGATCTGATCTATGGACGAGTCATAGGCAAGGATCAGCATGTGATGCTTTTCTGCTTCCGTACTATCCAACATCGGTACCGGCTCCTCACTAGCACTGATCCAGTAGTAAGCACCGTTATCGACAACCGCCAGGATACGTTTCGTGACCTGAATGGTGCGGTTGACCGTATCGATCGCAAACTGGCCTGTAGCGAGGAACATTTTTGCTGAACGGTACTTGTGCCAGGTCATCGAATTGTACGCTGCTTTCGCCGGATTTCCATAATCGATTCCGTTGATAACCGTCCCACTGTTAGACGGAGCCGCATACACAACATTGCCGTCATAAAGCACTGCAAACACAAAGCGGTTCCTTGTGAACAAACCGCCCCAGTCACCGCCCGTGTTTTCCGCTTTAATGACCGGCAGTTCAATCTTTTCTCCCGTTTCGTCAGCAGATACTTCCATTCCATCGTAATAGATTGCCCACCAGCCTTTCGCAGCGAAATCAATCGAGGTACTGTTCTCTGCCCCCAGTTTCGTCTGCTCATACTGTGTACCATTTGTACGGCGGCAGACATACACACTCTTTTCCTCCGGGAATGTGACTGTCACCTTGCTGCCCGTGAACCTGATATCCACGCTGCCGTTCATCCACTGCCAGCCTGTTGCGTAATTTGACAGCAATCTCAGTGGGAGCATGTTATCATAGAGGTACACCGAGAGCTTCGAGAACAGCTTTTCATTGGTGGTGACCGAAATAAATCGGGTGTTCGGAAGCAATGTGATCACATAGTTGTCGTAGACCTTGCCGCTCTCTGCCCGGAAACAGCCACCGAGGAACTTACGGTCCATGTCATAGCAGACCACGTTGTTATAGTCATTCCGGCCGCTCATATAGCCGAACTGACCGTCCACCAGAATCGCATCACCGCTGACCGGGACCATGTGCGCCACGCGCCAGCTTTCCGAAGCTACAAGGTTGCCGTTCTGGTTTGCGTAACCATTTTTGATCACCCAGTTCTTCATGATATTCTGCATGGAACGCACCCTGCCGACCGCACGGATATTGTCACCGGCTGTGGGATAAGTCTTTCCCTCATCATCCACACGGGCATCTACAAGCTCCTGTGCATAGTTGGCATTTTTATCTGTAGATGCCTTGACGTTGGCATTGATCTGGGCTTTCAGCGTTTCTGCAGTCTTATCCATCTCGGACTTACTGGCCGCAACCGCACTGTTTGCGGCATCGACCTTCTGGGTGATATCCGCTACATCCTGTGCGGTCATCTTGCGCAAGGCTGCCACATCTGATGCAGTATCTGTACGAAGCTGCTCTACATCTGCCGCAGTATCCTTGCGGAACTGCTCCACTTCTTCTGCCGTATTCTGACGGTACAGAGCCATCTGTTCCGAGAACCGGGAACACATCGCCCAGTATTCCTCCTGTGACAGAAGCGTTCCGGCCGGTACAGGTTTCCGGCTCATATAGCTGTCGCCTGTGGATTCCTCATACACAATGGTAAGAGGCTCATATTCTTTTGCTTTGTCCCAGACACCATCATGGCGAGGGACGATTCGGTTTCCGATATATTCCGACATATTTTCCCCTTTCCCGGCTCCATCAGCCGTTTGTAAACTCTACGATCAGCCGTCCGTCACCGTCCATTGAAAAGATGAGCTTCAGACCGTCTTCAGTGGTGAAAGCAAGATAGCCGTCATCCGTAACCGTACAGTTCAAAAGATTTTCAATGAATTTCTGGATGGTGCTGGATTCCGACTTGTCACTGAAGCCGAGTCCATCCTCCGACACAACGGCAAAATAGCCATCGTCCGTGATATACACTTCCAGCAGTCCCTTGCGGATAGCTTCCACCACACCCGCGTAGGTATAGGTGGCGATCTTACCGTTGTTGATGGCCGCCCGCTCCACCTTCAATGTGAGGGAGAACGAACCAAGGACATCACCCGCTGTGCTGAGCATAACAACATCCAGCGGAAACCGCCCGGCCTGTGCGGTCATGAAGGTCGTGATCGTAAAGACGACCGCCCCATTTTCAACAAACACAAGGTCGGATGCTGTTTCGCTGGTGTAGTGAAAGATCGTACCGTCCGGTCTGGTACCGGAACAGGCAACGATGCAGTCCTGTGGCACGGAATACTGCACCGAGTTGTTATACAAAACACAGCGAACTTTCCGTGCTTTGTTGTCATATTGTTTGACTGGGACTGTCACCGGGATAAGATTCTCCGTCAGCGACAGCTCCACTTTCTGATAAATGCTTGTGACCATTACGCGCCCCCTCCTTCCTGATCGGTCTTCTTATCATCTGTTTCTTCTTTGTTCCCATTATCTTTTCCTTCGGTGTCCGGGTTCTCCGGCTCCGGCTTTTCCGGTTCCGTTGGTGTGGTCGGTTCCGTTGGCTGTTCCGGCTCATGGCCGATGGTCTGCCACTGTTCTCCATCCCAAAGCTTTAACCGAAGGTTCTTCTTATCGACCCAGAGCGTATCTGCTGCTGGGGCTTCCGGTGCGGTTTCCGATACCGGGACACTCGGCTGGTACTTTTCATCCAGTTCTTTTTCGACCTCTTCCGACAGCTTCTTCGCCGCACTGTATCTCTCGTCCAACTCCTTTTGCAGATCTTCCGAGATTTCCGTAAGGGTGCCATACCGCTTATCCAGTTCCTCATATAAATCCTTGGACAGCTTTTTTGCTGTTTCGTACCGCTGATCGAGCGTTTTCTGAAGCTCGGCAGAAATGGCGGTCGCTGTTTTGTACCGCTCATCCAGTTCCTTCAGCAGCTCCTCGGAAAGCTCCGTGGCTTTCTTATAGCGGTCATCCAGTTCTTTGAGGGTCTGTTCCAGCAGGATCGCTGTCCTGACTGCAGTGTCATCCGCCTCCCAGCCATAGCCCCACGTCTTACCGCCATCCGTGGATACAAACAACCCAGCAGAGCTGTTCTTCCATGCGACCGTGGACTGTTTCAAAGTCGCCGCATTGAATGCATACCGGGTCGTATTTCCCTTATTGTCAGTTTCATTTTTATAATGAAGGCCAAACAGCGCAGCAAAAAGCGCACCGTCATAAATGATAGATGCTGTGATCCCACCGACCTGCTCTCCCACTGCCGTTTCCGCACGGACTGCCGTATCATAGGCAATCGTCGCTGTATTCCGGATGCTGTTGAGCGAACCTGTCAGAGAAGAATTTCGGCTGCTGACCGTTGAGTTTGAGAGCGTGATGCTGTTATAGCGTTCCAGTAGCGCGTCATACTCTGTTTCGGTGACTTTGGAACTGACTTCGATTCCCAGCTTTGAGATAAACACATGGACCGTATCGCAAAGGGAAACACGCTCTGCTTCCACGATGTCCTCATACCCCGGCGTATTCCAGAGCTGTAAAAAGTCGATCTTGATATCGATCTCCGGCTCTGTTAAGTCCGTGGTGTCGATATAGTTCTGTGCGTATTCCCGGAGTGCCGCTTCACTCGGCTTTTCCTGAAAATTGCTGGTACAATCCAGCACGGTGATCTTCTGGTAGGGGATCGACCGTTTGCTTTGCAGCACCACCTTCTCCGGCAGTTCCATGACCGCCTGGGTTTCATTATCCACCCAGTACGGATGCACACCCGTGATGGTGTTCTCGATGGATTTCTCCATCTTGAAGTCTGTCAGGTTCTTCCCGTAGATGATGTGGACATTGTGATCCGTACCTCTGGTTTTATGAAACTTGACCGTGTACCGATCCCACTCGAATTCACCGCCAAAAACATCCAGAACTGACCCGGCCATACCTCCAAGGCAATTTCGGAAGGAGGATGGAATTCCAAGCGTAAAGGTGGCACTGGAGTCCACATCCGTCCAGACATCGAAAGGGCAGTCAGAAGCAGCGTGGCTTTTCAGCCCCTGCATTGCTCCCGCACACCCAGTCACTGAGAACGGGGAAACTGTGATGAAGTTCAGCTGGTAGGAAATGTGCCGAGCCTGAACTTCCAGCTTTCCATCTATCGGGGTCGTGATCTTGTAGATGCGGAACGGCTGAGACTGCATGGTATCGGATGGCTTGGCAAGGATGATATTCCCCTCCTCCAGCATCTCTGCATGGATGCCATCTGCCGGACAGACCAGCTTCAGCTCATAGCTTCCGTTTCTCTTTTCCGTTACGGTACAAGACTGTGCATCTGCCAGCTTTCCAATACCGTTATGATTGAACTTCATCTCTGTTGATGCATATAAACATGGGATCACTGGCTGCACCTCCCTCTTACAGCGTCCACCAGCGTGGAGTCACCTCCACCGCCGTGATGCCGCCTGTCCATGCGATTTGTGTCTTTCCCTCCGGCAGTTCCGGGAAATCATCCGAAAGGATGGTCTCATTGCAGAAGCCGGAAGCGTTGTAAGCGTTGTGCGTTTCACAGTTGAGCAGCACGTAGTCCTTGATGCTGTGGATGGTGATCTTCTCCTCACCCACATACAGTTCGCCGCCAGAATCCCCGTAGATCTTGAAGATAGGCTGTGCCGGAAAAGCGAAGGGGTTCTTTAAGGTCGACCTGCCATCCAGCCGGATCACCCTCTGCCCATCCACGCTCCAACGCTGGGGCTTACAGTTGAATGTCAGCTCCATCTCAGCGGCTTTCTGGGCTGTCACATCAAATTCCAGAGCATCCTTGCAGACTGCCATCCGGAAGAAATCCGGGTCGTAGGTGTCCTGCAATTTCTGATACCCGATCGGAGATAACAGCCATGCCTTGACCGCTGCGGTCTTGGCAGGCAGACCGTTGAAGAAAAATGCCTTATACTTGATATCCACGTTCTGATATCTGCGCCTGCCTGTCCTTGCATTCTCGGTGATGATGTCCCCGTTCCTGCCTGGTACGGAGGTACTCTCCACATCCGCAGCCGGGGAATCATACACACCGGGTCCAGACAAATATAATAGGAAGTCCTTACTGGACTTCCCGGCAAAGGACAGATACTGTCTGGCGTATCTGCCTTTAAGCTGAAACTGTGATACTGTCTGCTTTGGGGCATTGTAGCCCATACGCATCTACCTCCTTTACTTGAAGACCGAATCATCCTCGTGGATCATGCCGTTGATCTTATCGGCAACGGTCTGTGCGAGTTCATCGTCGTTCCGGGCATTGTAGCCATTGACCGTGATATACACACCGCCAAGGTTGGTCGTCCGGGTGGTGCCGCCTCCGGCCAGAGCCGCCTGCGGGAAGTTCCAGCCAGAGCCATCGAAGTGCGGCAGGGTCAGTTCCGGCAGACTGAAGGAACTGATGCCCTCCATACCCTGCTGCACCTTTGCTGCCATCGACTTGATCTGGCTGATTAGTCCGCCCTCGCCTTTCTTGATGCCGCCGGAAAGCAGCTTCATAAAGTCGGGCATATAGGTGTCCGCATCTGCCAGAGGTCCTTCATCCGGCACAGAGAAGTGCAGGAATGAACGGATACCGCTTGCCACACTCTTGACCGCACTGCCGACCCAGCTCACACCCTTCTTGATGCCTCCTGCAATACCGCCAACGATATCCTTGCCCCAGCTGACTGCCGAGGAAGCCACGTTCTTGATACCGCCCCAGATGGACGATGCCACGTTGCCGATGGCAGAAGCCGCATTGGAGATACCGTTCTTGATGGCATTTACTCCATTCGAGAATACCGAAGTGACCTTGTTCCAGATATTCGTGACTCCTTCCCGGAAGCCATCGCAGTTTTTCCAGAGAGCGGTCAGTCCAAGACCGATGCCGCCAACGGCCGCCACTGCGATACCTGCAGGACCCGCCAGACCAGCAAGTGCTGTGCCTGCGGATGCGAGGAAACCACCTGCGGAGCTTGCTACGCCTGCAAGAGCCGTACCCGCACCTGCCGCCAGACCAGATACGGCCGTGCCAACCGAGCCGAACAGTCCTGCGATTGCGGAGCCGGCAGAACCAGCAATTCCGCCCAATGTGGAACCCACACCAGACAGAAGCCCAGAAAGACTGCCGCCTAAGCCGCCGATCTTCGTCACTACACCGGAAAGCAGCCCGCCCAGATTCGACAGGATTCCCCCACCGCTGGAGCCAAGGCTTCCCAGCTTCGAGATGATACCGGAGATTCCCTCTCCCAGACCGCCCATTTTGGAGGTCAGCCCGGAGATCAGGTTGCCAAAGTTCGACACGATCTGACCACCATCTGCGCTGCCGATCTTCGACAGGAAACTGCCGATGTTGGACAGCAGACCGCCTCCGTTTTCGGAGCCAAGAACATTGCCGAGGTTCTGCAACGTACTTCCGAGGTTTCCGATGGTATTCTTCATGGAACCGAGCTTGTCCACAAGCCCCGTGACCGTATTGACCGTGTCACCGACCTTGCTGATGCCGTTGCCGAGGCTCTTTAAGAAATCCGAGTTGAAGGTATCGCCAAGGCTGCGGATCGCATTTCCAAGGGAACCGGTCTGAGAACTCAGCTCTCCAATGGAATCCTTTATGTCCGTAAAGCCCTGCTTCACTTCATCGCTCATACTGCCGACTGCTGTTTTGGTGATACCCTGCAGGTCAGTCCAGAGCTGCTGGAACTGTGTTTTCAGCCCGGAAAGCCCGGCCATCAGCTGGGACTGGATACCGCTGCCCACATCCCTTGCAGCACTGCCGATACCATTTTGGCTTCTCTTGATCGTGGCAGCAAAACTGCCGACCACAGAATCCATCCAGTCGCCCAGAGAATCTACCGGGGTCGTAAGGTTGTTGCTCATAGACCCGGCAAGTCCCTGCACGGCTTTCACCACCGACTTGACATTTTTTTTAATGCCGGTCGCCAGCAGCTTCATGAAGTCGGGCATATAGGTATCTGCATCAGACAGAGGTCCTTCATCTGGTACAGAGAAATGCAGCAGACTTCTGACCCTGCTTGCGACATTTTCCGCCGCTGCGATCACGGAACCGGCCGCTGCCCGGACACCTGCCGCCATCTGGGAACAGATATCTGCGCCCCAGCGGTATGCAGAAGAAGCAATCGAACCGAGCGAGTTAAAACTGCTCCTGATACTTGCAACACCGGAAGAAACCGTGCTGCGCAGGCTGGACATTGCCGAAGACACCGTGGACTTGATGCTGTTGAAGGCAGAGGTCGTGGTGGATTTCAGTGTGTTCCAGCCGCTTGTGGCCGTACTGCGAACTGCGGATACAGAGGAAGTTGTAAGACTCTTGATGCTGTTCCATGCAGTCGTGATGACCGTCTTGATACCATTCCAGCTGGTGTTCGTCAGAGTTTTCACTGCGTTCCATGCGCTTGTCATGGAAGATTTGACAGAAGCAGTTGCCGAAGTAGTCAGAGACTTGATTCCATTCCATGCTGTGGTGATAACACTCTTGATACCGTTCCAGCTGGTCGTTGTCAGCGACTTTACCGCACTCCATGCACTGGTCATGGAAGATTTGACAGCTGCTGTCGCAGAGGTCACATTGGATTTCACCGCCGCAAAGCTGGTCTGGATGGTGGTCTTGATGCTGTTCCATGTGCTCGTGGTACTGGTTGTAATGGAACTCCATGCGGATCTCATCGCGGCACTCACACCTGCCGTTCCGGTCTTCACCGTCTGGCTGATGGCCGCCCAGCTCTTACTGTATGCCTGCTCCACTCCCCTCATGGAGTTGGTGATGGAAGTAGACAGCGTGGTGGACAGATTCTCTGCCGCCGCAGTTACAAGGCTGGTGTTGGTCGTGATGCCGTTTGCCAGTCCCTGCATGAAGTCCGGCATCCAGCTTTCCATATCTGCCAGAGGCCCCTCATCCGGCACAGAGAAGTGCAGGAAAGAGCGGATACGGTCCGCCACTCCCGATACGGCGCTTGCCACATCCTGAATCCTCGACTGGATACCGGACACAATGTTGCCGATCATGTCCGAGCCCCACGAGAATGCCTGTCCAGCCAGACCCTTGATAAAGGAAACTGCACTGTTAAAGCCGTTCGTGATGGTGGACTTAATACCGGAAATGGTAGAGGAAATCCCGGATTTCATCGAGTTAAAAGCTGTGGTCGCCGCGCTCTTGATGCTGTTACTGAGGGACGAAACCGTAGACTTCATGGCATTCCAGCCGGAAGAAACCACCGATTTGATACCATTTACCACACCGGAGATTTTGCTGCTGATGGCGCTCCAGATGGAAGAAACCGTGGACTGGATTGCTGAAAGGACAGTCGAAATGACCGTCTTGATTGCATTCCATGCCGTACTCATCCGGGTCTGAATGCCAGTCAGCAGCGGAGACAGGAACGATACAATAGCGTTCCATACAGTTGTCACCGCGGTCTGGATTGCAGTTAGCACCGTAGATATGGCTGTCTGGATCGCGGACCAAACCGTAGAGAAAGTCGTCTGCAATCCAGTCAGGATCGGAGTCACAAAGGCGACGATGGCGTTCCAGATGGAAGTGATCTTCGTCTGGATCGCAGTCAGTGCTGCACCGATCAGGATCTGAATTGCCTGCCAGATGGTTTCAAACAGATATTTGAACGCATCCAACAGAGGTTTCATGGTGTTGTAGATGCCATTCCACACCGAAGTGATCGTCGTGCTGATGGTGTTCATGACCGTAGAAATCGCAGTCGAGATCGCCGTCCACACAGTTGTCACCGTGGTATGGATCGTATTCAACACAGAAGAAACGGCTGTGGAAATGGCAGTCCAGATGGTGCTGAAGGTCGTCTGGATACTCGTAAGGACAGTCGTAAAGAAGCTCGAAACTGCAGTGAACACAGTCGTTGCCACACTCTGGATAGCAGAAACTGTGTTTGAAAAGAAGCTGCTGATTCCGCTCCACACGGTCTCAAAGAAGCTCTTGATACTGCCCCAGACCGTCTGCCAGTCCGTACCGAACAGCCCAAGAAACACATCCAGTGCGCTCTTTAATGCGGTAAGAGTCGTAGAGAATACAGACTTCACGCCATCCCAGATACTGGAGAAGATACCCTTCACCGCTTCCCATGCGCCACTCCAGTTGCCGGAGAACACATTGGAAAAGACATCGAACAGACCCAGTAAGGTATCCAGAACGACGCCGAGGATGGTCGAAATATTCTGGAATGCTCCCTCAAACAACGGGGCAAGCACCTGACAAAGGCCATCCCAGACTGCTTTCAGTACCTCGGTGACATCCTTAAAATCAAAGCCCAGCCCATTGATCCGCTGTGTCAGCTGATCACAGAACCCTTTCACCTTGGAAACGATGTCGTTCCAGATACCGGTAATGGCAGTACGGAATTCCTCGTTCGTATTCCAGAGGTTCATGAACGCCGCCACCAGTGTGCCGATGACCGCCACCACTGCTACGACCGGCCCGGACAGACCACCCAGAACCACACCCAGCTTGCTGAACACACCGCTGGCACTGCCCACATGGGTGATAAGAAGCCGGACACCCTTTGCAAGAGAACTGAATCCCCGCATCGCTGTGCCGACGGTCGATATGGTCTTGCCAAGCACAATGAGCAGCGGACCGATGGATGCCGCCAGGAGCCCGATCTTGATGATCGTTTCCCTGGTACCCTCATCCATGCTGTTGAGCTTGTCCACGAACTGCTGCACGGCAGATACGATCTTGCGGATGGTGGGCATCAGGATATCGCCAAAAGAAATAGCCAGCTCCTCCAGCTGAGATTTCAGGATGGTGAGCTGACCATTTAAGTTGTCCTGCATGGTTTCTGCCATGCTCTCGGATGCGCCGTCACAATTTTCAATGGCACCACGCAGTTTGTTGATGTCCGTCTCGCTGGAATTCATCAGGGCAAGGAAACCGGACATCGCATTCTTGCCGACCAGTGCCTCTGCATTGGATGCTTTTTCAGATTCGGTCAAGCCGGAGAATGCTACACGGCAGTCTGCGAGGATATCGTTCAGGCTCCTCATACTGCCATCTGCATTGCTGGTGGCAATCGTAACCTCACCGATGTTCTTGCCTGCAAAGGTCACTTCACCGGAAAGGTTGTTCATGATGGTACGAAGGGACGTACCAGCCTGCGAAGCCTTGATACCACTATTTGCCATAAGTCCGATGGCTTCTGCGGTATCCTCTGCCGAGAACCCCAGCGCACCGGCAATAGGCGCACAGTACTTGAACGTCTCGCCCATCATGGAGACGTTGGTGTTCGCATTGGAGGAAGCGGCTGCGAGGATATCGGCAAAATGCCCAGAATCCGCAGCGGATAAGCCGAACGCGGTAAGGGCATCGGTAACAATATCTGAAGTCGTAGCGAGGTCTTCACCCGAAGCGGCCGCGAGGTTCATGACGCCCTCGATGCCGTTCAGCATGTCAGAAGTCTTCCATCCGGCCATGGCCATGTATTCCATCGCCGAAGCTGCCTCGGATGCAGAGAACTTGGTCTTTGCACCCATCTCACGGGCTTTCGCACGGAGCTGGTCAAAGTCATCCCCGGTCGCACCGGAAATGGCAGAGACCTTACTCATCTCGGAATCAAAATCGGCTGCGGTCTTCACTGCGGCAGTGCCAAGACCCGTCACAGCGGCAGTCACCGGAAGGAACTTCTTGCCTACATTCTCCACAGAAGATCCGATGTTCTGGAGCTTTTCTCCAGCTTCATCGATCTTGGCAAGCGTCGCATTGGTAGTAGCCGCCTGATCCTGTAAGGATCGCAGATTCTGTTCGGTCTCCACGATCTCACGCTGAAGAGCATCGTACTGCTGCTGGGTGATCTCACCGTTGGCAAGCTGCTCATTAGCCTGCTGTGCGGCAGTTTTCAAAGTTGCCAGCTTTTCCTTAGTGGCTTCAATGGCATCCTTCAGCATCTTCTGCTTCTGGACGACCAGTTCTGTATTGGAAGGGTCCAGTTTCAGGAGTTTGTTGACATCCTTCAGTCCGGACTGCGTCCCCTTGATTGATTTGTTTACACTTTCCAGTGCTTTGGAGAGCTTTGTGGTATCGCCGCCGATCTCAACGGTGATGCCCTGGATTCTGGATGCCATTTGCGTAACCACCTCCTCGCAGGCATGAAAAAAGCCCATCTGCACGAAGCAGACAGGCTAAAGGAAAAAATGCTATTAGCTGTGTATCAAAGTCATCCTTTCAGCATACAATATATTTATCAGTAAATTTATCGACTAACCGGTTGATATTTTTGCAAACGTGTGCTATAATGCAATCAAAGAAAGGAGTTGACGATTATGGCTTCTGTTATGAGTGCTATTACCAACACTGTTCCAATCACCCAATTCAACCGTGGTCTTGCCGGAAAAATATTTGAAGATGTCAAGCAGTGCGGTGCCAAGGTTGTTATGAAAAACAATGCTGCCGAATGCGTTCTCATCTCCCCGGACGAATATGTCCGTTTAATGGATGAATTAAATGATGCTCGTCTGCTGGCTGTTGCTTCTGAACGTATGGCACACTTTGATCCCACCTCTTTGATTTCTGAGGAAGAAATGAACCGCCGTCTCGGTGTTACAGAAGACGATCTCGCCGGTTTTGACGAGGTAGAAATCGAATGAGCTGGAAAGTTGAATACCTCCCTGAAGCAGAAAAAGACCTCAAAGGTTTAGATGGTAGCCAGCGCAATCTTGTTCTGAAAGCCATCAAAAAAGTTCAGCAAAATCCACTGCCTGTTGATGAACAGGGCTACGGCAAACCGCTCGGCAATCACAACAGCACTAACCTTGCAGGACTTCTGAAAATCAAACTCCGCTCTGCGGGTCTGCGCATTGTCTATCAGCTTCGACGTACTGAGACATCTATGATGATTATTGTCATTGGAGTCCGTGCTGATGAAGAAGTGTACGAACTTGCCCAGAAGAGAGTTCTGAAGCACGAAAAGTCCGATTGACTTTTTCTGCCTAATCGACTATACTTTGATGATGATCAGGTTTCGGTAACCTTGCGAGGTCCGAGACCGGGAAGATGACCTTCGGGCCACCTTCTTTCTCCCCCAGTTGTGCACGGCTGGGGGATTTTTTATACCCATTGCCAGACGATTGTGCTTATTTCATTCACAATATAAGCACGTTCGTCTGTTTTTTCGCCTTAGAACCGGTCAAAGTCCTCCTGCGATGCCAGTTCCTTATACGGATACTCGTCGTTCTGCCGCTCCGTAAACATATCATTGACCAACCCGATGGTCAGCAGGTCGAGGTCGGCGATGCTGATACCGAGCTGTACACAGCGCAGCAGAAAGAGCGGGGTGGTCATTTCCCGCTCACTTTTTCGAGGTTTTTTCTGGATTCCACCTCCGTCTGCACGTTCAGACCCCACAGTTCGATCAGCTGGGGCAGGATCTGGTAGATGGAGAAGGTGTTGAACTGGTCCAGAAACTCCTCCGGGCTGTCCGGCACCTTTGCCGGGTCCGCATGACGAGCCATCAGCCATGCCAGGTCCTCGAACATCTCCAGACTGAACAGGTCGAGGTTGGAATTGTCCTCATCGTTCTCCCCCACGCTCTTTTCCAGCTGGCGCAGGTCTTTATAAATGTCACGGCCAAACTTGATGCGGTACAGGCGCGGCACGGCGGCACTTGCCTTAAAAGTGACTTCCTTGCCATCGATCTCGATTTTCTTCGTAACTGCCATAATCGTAATCCTCCAAAATTTCATGTAAAATTGGCAGAGCCGAAGCCCTGCCGTATATCGTGTTTCTTACTCTGCCGGGTCAATGCTCACCAGTGCATTACCGCCGCTCACAGTAGGCAGCTTACCATCCCACTTCTGGATCTTCTGGTACTCGATCAGCGTATCGGACAGGCTTTCTGCCAGTTTGCGGTTTGCCTCTGCCTGTGCTTCTGCGGCAATGGAAGTCTTCTGGGCTTCCGCCTCTGCATTGGTGATTGCCACCTGCTTATCCGCTTCTGCCTTGGCAATGGCGGCTTCATTCTCGATCTTCTGCTTATCTGCATTCTGCTGTGCAATGGACTTCTGCTGGATGGCTTCGTTATAAGCATCCTCGAAATTCATGTCGTTGATGACGACCTTGTTCACAAACACAACGTCCTCACCATATTTCTGCACAAGGGATTCTGCCAGCTTCTGTTGTGCCAGAGGCTCAATCTTGGTGCGGTTTGTCACCTCATTGGGGCCAAGTTCAGCCATCGCAGACTTGATGGCAGATGCCACCAGCTCATCACCAACCAGATTCTTGATGTCGGACACATTCGCATACAGCCATGCACTCTTCTCAGGAAGCACCTGATAGGTCACGATCACATCAGCGGCATACACAGGGGTCTTGTCGGAGGCTTCGCCCCAGACCTGCGCTTCGATGTGCTTATCCTGCTGCTTGTTGTTGACCTTGTGGATGCTCTGCACAAAGGGAATGCAGAAGTTGAGCTTGCCGCTCTGAATGGTGGTTTTCTGGATCTGACCGAAGCTGGTCTTCACGCCCGTGTAACCGGTGGGGATGATGTGGAACGAGCAGACAGCCAGCACCAGAACGATGATCACTGCGAACAAAGGAAAAAACTTCTTCATAATCGTATACCTCTTTATAATAATGTAAGCAGAGCCGAAGCCCTGCAGTGTGTGTCGGTCACTTAGCCCTGCGGCTCCTCGGTGTGACTGGTGTCTTCGGTGTCCACAGCTTCTGCCTGCGGCTCGTAGACCGCATCGTACCATTTGTTATAGACATCATCGGTGGTGTTAGTACCGGTCTTTGCCTTGACATAACCGTTTGCCAGAGGGGTTGCCTGCAGGTTCAGAGTGTCCGTCTTGACTTCCTTACTGTCCTCATTGGTCTCACCCTCGATGGACGGACGGCTTGCCACACAGTTGTACAGCACATGACGGATGTGGCGCTGGTCGCCATCGAACTCAAACAGGAAGGCGAAATGCTCCAGTTCCACATTGGCGTTCTCAGCAAGCACGCCGTTGCCATCCAGCTCCTCGTGCATGATGTCCGTGAGGAAGCTCTCCGGGATCAGTGCGATTTCCAGATCACCCTCGTAGCCGGAGTTGTTATTCACGACATAGTAGGCGATATTGTCCGCATAAAACGGCTCGATCTCGCCATTGGCATCCATCGAAAGACTGACTGCACCGGGGATGCGGACCGGCTTCGCATAGGTGACACTGCCATCTTCGTCAAAGGTCGCCTTTGCATAATGGCAGTTTTTCAGGCCAAATTTGACCTTATTGCTTTTCTTCGACATAGTGTTCCTCCCATAAAAATATCCTGCATGAGCATCACACAGTCAGCTCATACAGGACTTCATACATTTTTTCGGTTTCGATCCAGACCTCGCTTTTCTCATAGTAGAGTTCGTGTGCGGTCAGGACTTCTTCAATAGTTGCTTCCATATCCGGGTCTTTGTAATCGGTGTACACCTCGATGTCCAGCCGGTTGAAATGGTGGTACACAAGGTTATCTGCGCCGAAATTCTCGGCTTTCGGATACAGGAAGCAGATAAACGGTGGATCAGGACTCTCCCCTTCTGCGAAATGGTCATACGCATAAGGAAGCCCCATTTCCTCCACCAGAGCTTTTACTTCTTCGTGGGTCATTGGTTTCTCCTCACTTCAGTGCCTTTTCGATAAGGGACTGGAGCTGCTCGATACCGGCCTGTTCTGCCGGAGCAATATGGGGTCTTCCTGCCACACGACCGCCGCCGCGCTTGGCATGACCCTTTTCCAGCAGATGTGCCAGCTGGTAGCGGTTCTTGGAATGCACCACCATCTGAAGGCTCTGGCTGGATTCCGACTGTTTGGTCGCTACCCAGCTTTCCTTGTACCGCCCGGTTCTGGACGGTGCGCCGGACTGAATCTGCTCCTTGACGGTCTTGGCAGATTTACGGACAGCTTTCTTGACCTCGGTGGAGGCAAGGGTCGCATACTCTTTCAAGCCCTCATTGATGGCATCTGCCATTTCATCGATGTTGACAGTTCTGCTCATCCGGCTGCCTCCTTTCCAAACGGCAATGAATCTTCAGCGTTTTCTTCTGGAAATTCATCGGGTCAACGGATTCGATATTGTAGAGCTGCTCCCGGAAACGGATGCGGTAGCCAGTGGAAGTCAGGCCTCTCGTCTCACTGCACCAGCGGACCGTGAACACCACACTCTTCTGCTCGGCTATGACCTCACCCTCTTCTTCCTGCGCCTGATAGGTCGAAGCGTAGGCAAAGCAGGTGAAATATTTCTCCCATGTGTTCCGATGGTTTCCGACCTTATCGGTCACAACCGTGCTTTTCTCGATCGTGATCCGCTCATTCAGCTTCTCGATCATCAGAACACCCCCTCCCTCACAGCAAACAGAATGGAACGAAGCGTCAGCATCAGCTGGTGATGGTCGGCTTCGTCCCGGTGCTCATAGAGATACCCCAGTGCATACAGAATCGCCACACGGCAGGTGCTGCGCAGGGCTTCCAGTTCCCTTGTAGGCTGTACTCCGTTCTCGGCATCCCGATCAGCGGCATTGACTGCCTCCCACTGGTCTTCCGATAAACGGCCCACATCCTTGCACATCTGCTCCGCAGAAGATAAAAGGATGCCGATTAAGGCATCTTCATCGCTGCTGTCTACCCGGAGATAGGTCTTCGCTTCGTATAGCGGGATCAGTGCCATAACCGGCTCCTCCTTTCCTGGCTTTCTTAGCCCTGCGGTGCCATCTGCAGAAGCTGTACGGCTTCCGGCAGGATCAGCTTGCCATCCACACGCTGGGTGGTCAGGAAGCCGACCTGATCAGTACGGGCATACAGCTCGTTCAGACGGCGGAAGGTGCGGTTCTGGCGGTCAGCCACCCAGTAGTAGCTGTAATCGCCAAAGGCCATGACCTTGCTGCCACCCTTGATCTCCGGCATGAAGGCGGAAGTCTTCAGCGGACGGTTCAGCAGGGTATCAGGCTTGCCGATCTCCAGACCAGGCTTCCAGATATAGTTGCCGTTGTTGTCCTTGATGGTCATCAGCTGCAGCACCAGGGCTTCGTTGCAGAGGAACTGTGCCTTCTTGCGGTACGGAGCCTTCAGTGCGTAGTAGAGCTTAAAGATCTCATCGAAGGTAACGGCATCCTTCTGGGCAGCGGTCACACCGACCTTGGCACCGCCAGTCTCAGCCAGCAGACCCAGAGGCTTGCCCACACCGTCACCGGTGATAAAGGCGCGCTCCTCTGCGTTGCCCATACGCACACCGAAACGGCGGGCGATATAGGTGGCAAGGTCGAATGCGGAGTCGTTCAGCAGCTCATTGGAGATCTTGATCATAGTGCCCAGCTTGTACGCAGACAGCATGGTCTGACCGAAGGTGGTATCGCTCTCCGGGATCTCCTCGCCCTCATCGATCCAGCTTGCCTCACCGGTATCCTCCGCGATAGGAATCTTGCGGGTGCCGGAGCTGGTGCGGATGACCGTTGCCATGCCACGGAAGATGTTATTCTCTTCCAGTGCCTCCACCAGCTTCTTCTCAAACTCATCGGGAACGGTAAAGCCGCCCTCAGTGTCCTCACCCACAGACAGGGCATTGCGGACTTCGCCGTAATGGCCACGGTTGCGGATCATGTTCCAGAAGTTCTCGGCATACTCGGCAGTGGCAGTCGGCTTGACATCCTTCTTGGCACCGCTCTTCGGGTCAGCGTGGACAGGGCTGGAAGTCGGTGCGGACAGCTGTGCCTCGATCTGTGCCTGCTGCTCCAGACGCTCAATCTCTGCACCCAGGTCCTTGACCTCCTGTGCCATCTTGTTGTACTGCTCCACGGCCTCAGCCTTTACCAGACCGTTCTCGCCGCGGTTCTTCTCCAGAAAGTCCTTGGTCTGCTCCCAGAGAGTGTTGCGCTTGGTGCGCAGTTCCAGAATCTTACTCATAGTACGTTTCCTCCATAAATTTGTGATGGTTGATTGGATATAAAAACAGCCTGGATGCACATCACTTCATGCACTCAAGCTGTTTCATCAGGATATTGTAAGGGATGCTGCCATCCTCGGTCTTGCCGTCCATGTCAAGAACAGGTCCCAGATTGGCAGGCGGTTCTGCCGGAGGGGTCGGCTCTGCGGACGGTTTCGGGTCAGCTGGCGGCTCGGCATCCGGTTTCTTTGGTTCAGTGTATTTCTGCCCCACATCTTCCGGCTTCACACCCAGACGGTTCAAGACGATTAGATCCATCTGACGGCTAGAGAAAAGGTGCCCTGCCGTATCCTTCTGGAACGGCTTCTTTTCTTCGCCCTCGCCCGGTTCACTGTCAGGGTCTTCTTCCGGATTTTCCGGGTCTACCGGGTCACTGTCCGGCTCCTCCTCTTTCTTTGCAAAGAGGATCTCGTCTGCAAAGCCCAGCTCCACCGCCTTCTTCGCATTCATCCAGGTCTCATTGCTCATAAGGTTGGCGATGCGGGCGTGGCTGAGGCCGCTCTTCGCTGCGTAGGCATTGATGATGCTTTCCTTGACCTCGGTCAGCACCTCGATGGCCTTTTCCATGTCCTTGGTGTTGCCCATCGCAACGGTGCTGGGGTCATGGATCATCAGCATGGCAACAGGACTCATCTGGACAGTGTCACCGGCCATCGCCACAACGGATGCAGCAGATGCCGCAATCGCATCGATCTTGACCGTGATACTGCCCTTGTAGTCCTTAAGCATGGTATAGATCTCAGCAGCGGCGAACACATTGCCGCCCGGAGAGTTGATCCAGACGGTCACATCCCCCTCGCCGGATTCCAGCTCATCCCGGAACATCTGCGGCGTTATTTCATCGCCCCAGAATGATTCCTCATCGATGGGGCCTTCCAGCCGGAGGATTCTGGTATCGTCACTGTTTTTGATCCAGTTCCAGAATTTCTTCATCGGGTTCTCCTTCCATTTTTCCGTGGCTTACTCTCACTCAGCCGATTATCGCTGTCAGGTTCTTCTTCCGGGTCGGGCTGTGTTTCTTTCGGCTGATTCTGCTGGGCTGCGGCAGCTTTATTCTGCTGTGCCACCCCTGCATCTTTCAGCTTCACATAGCCGCCGTTCAGGTAGTAGTCGTCACCGCCCTCCTCTGCCGGGATGAGATCCATGTTCTCCAGACGATGCACATCATTTGGAGAGAGGAAGCCGTTGCTGATGCCGGTCGCATAACCGTTCATCCGGCTCTGGTAATCGCCACGGAGCAGACCATCCACATTGAATTTCGGGAAGTAGGTATCCTGCTCCTCCTCCAGCAACAGATCCTTGATGATGCCCTGCTCGATGCGGACAAGCCACGGGGTCAGGGAGTGCATCACGAAGTTCAGCGACTGGTATTCAATGTTGGAGAAGGTCGCCCTGGACAGGTCAGCCACCAGATGCGGAGGCACACGGAAGATGCGGCAGATCTCCGTCACGGAAAACTGCTTCGTCTCCAAAAACTGGCTGTCCTCCGGCGGCAGGGAGATCGGTTTGTAGGCCATGCCCTCTTCCAGCACAGCCACGCGATGGGCATTGGCTGCACCGCCATAAGCCGCTTCCCAGCTATCCCGGATACGGTTCGGGTCTTTCACAACGCCAGGATGTTCCAGCACACCACTGGGCTGTGCGCCGTTCTTGAAGAAAGAGGAACCGTATTTATCTACCGCAATGGAAGTACCGAGACTGTTCTTCATCATGGCGATTGGTGAAAAACCGATCAGCCCATTGAAGCCCAGTCCCGGCACATGAAAAATCTCGTCCCGGCGGAAGTAGATGTCCTTGTTCTGCTCTCCCGGAACTTCATCCGTGTATGCGTGGTAGATATAATAGAGCTCGCCGCTCTCATCCCGGTCCACTTCGACATTTTCCGGTAAAAGCGGATACAGACCAAGCACCGTGTTCTTGCCATCCCGGACGATCTGTGCATAGGCGTTGCCCCAGAGGAGCAGGTGGGTCATCAGTGTTTCCCAGAAGACAAAGGATGTCATCTCCGGGTTGGGCTGGCGATACAGGATCTTGTACAGCGGATGATCCCGTGCCTTTTCCTTGTTGCCGTTGTTGTCTGTCACCCGGTAGAGATGCAGCGGCAGTGCCGCAATGGACTCTGCCAGCAGACGGACACAGGCATATACAGTCGGGATCTGCATGGCGGCTTTTTCATCCACCTGCTCCCCGGCATTGGAACGCCCAAACACAAAGGTCTGCCCGGAATCGCGGACATTATCCGTGACCTGCGGCAGACCTTCTTTTGGCTGTTCTGTTTTGGGAGAATCCCTTGGGTTCTCAAACCCCATCCATTCCCAGAATCCCATTAAGCCTTATCCCCCTTCTCCAGTTCCGGCAGACCGGCAAGGCTGGTGCCAAGGGACGCAACACCTGCCACGATCACTGCACTGCCGACCGCCATCCAGTCCACACTGCCGCCGGGCATCTGTGTCACGACCAGAGCCGCACCAGTCTGGAACATCGTCTTTGCAGCACGGATGCCGGCTGCCTTCCACCATTCTGCACTCATCAGATACTTCATTGTGTTTTCCTCCAAATCTTCATATCAAAAAACGATCATGTCACGTTCGTCGTAGACGCTTCCCTGCTGCTGACCTTCATTTCGGATGCAGCGGTCCAGCGCCATGATCGCAGCGACGATACCATCGATCTTCTCCGGCGACTTCGCCTTGGTCGGCTTGATGTTGCCAGCCGGGTCGGTATCCACGACCACATTCCCCGCCATCCATGCCATGACCGGATTGCCGCCGTGGATGATCCTGCCTTCCATCAGGAGCTTGTAGAACTCCTTGGTAGGCGGGCTCATATCTTTGAATCCCTGACCGAAAGGAACGACTGTGAATCCCATCCCCTCAAGGTTCTGGGTCATCTGCACGGCTCCCCATCGGTCAAAGGCAATCTCCAGAATGTGATAGGTCTTGCCCAGCTCCTCGATAACCTTTTCGATAAAGCCGTAGTGGATGACATTTCCCTCGGTCGCCATCAGGTAGCCCTGCTGATACCAGACATCATACGGAACGGATGCCCTGCGCACCCGCTGGGGGATCGTGTCCTCCGGTATCCAGAAAAACGGAAGCATGATGTACTTCTCCTCTGGAACTCTGGGCGGGAACATCAGCACAAAAGCCGTGATGTCTCCAGTGCTGGACAAGTCCAGTCCTCCATAACAGTCACGGCCTTTAAGTGCTTCCATATCGATTGGCTGATTGCCGAGGTCATAGATGTGTTCCGGGATAAACCGAGTCAGCGAGGACACCCACATGTTCAGACGAAGCTGCTTGAACACATTCTCCTCTGCCGGGTTATCCAGTGCTTCCTGATATGCATCCCGGACACGCTGGATCTGAATGGTCTGCCCCAATGAGGGATTTGCTTTATACCAGTTGGCTTCATCATGCCAGTCATCCTCATCTGTCAGTCCATAGACCACAGGATAAAAGGTGTGGTCGATCTTACGTCCAGCCAGCAGGTCAAGGGCTTTCATGTGGAGCTCGTAGCAGATGCTCTCCTTGTCCGTGCCGGCCGTGGTGATCAGGAAGAACAGCGGCTGTTCACGGGCGTCACCGGAACCTTTGGTAAGGACATCGTAGAGTTTCCGGTTTGGCTGGGCATGAACCTCATCCAGAACAAGACCCGACACGTTCAAGCCGTGTTTCGTTCCAACTTCAGCAGACAAGACTTGATAAAATCCTGCGTTCCCGTAGTTCACAATGCGCTTCGTAGCCGCCATGATCTTGCACCGTTTCAAAAGTGCCGGGGTCATCTGCACCATCTGGTGGGCAACATCAAAAACGATGGATGCCTGCTGGCGGTCAGCTGCAGCACCATAGACTTCGGCAGATGGCTCATTATCGGCAAAAAGCAGATACAAGGCCACCGCAGCGGCAAGCTCGGATTTTCCGTTTTTCTTGCCGATTTCGACATAAGCCGTGCGAAACTGACGGTTCCCTTTTTCGTCCACGATGCCGAACACATCCCGGATGATCTGCTCCTGCCACGGAAGCAGCCAGAACCGCTTTCCTGCCCACTTACCTTTGGTGTGTCGGAGGTTCTCAATAAAGGTTACTGCCCGATCTGCTTTTGCGGCATCGTAATGGCAGCTGGGAAGCATGAACCGACTTGGTTTATAGTCCTTCAGTTTTGGATAGTTTTTCGGTCTGCACTCTGCCATCAGCTTCCACCTCCTCCCAGCAGATTTTCCATCTCATCGGTAGCATCCGCAGGACCGCCGTCTGAAGCAATGATGCGGCTTCGGGAGGACGGGGTCAGGCCGAACTGCTCTGCGAACTTGTTCATGATCTTCAGATAGGTCTGTGCGATGGACACCTGCGGCACCTGCTGCCAGTAGCCGGACGGGGTCTTGACAATGGTGCCGTGCTGGGTGATGAACTCCTCTGCCTCCTTCCATCGGGCATATGCCTGACAGTAACCGGCAAAGGCCGCCATATCCACTTCGGTCAGGATGCCGATGGCTTCCATCTGTTTTGCAAGTCTGCGCCACTCTTTCTTTGCTTCCGGCTCCAGCCACTTCGGACAGGCCGGTGCTTTCTTGTTGGGCTTCGGTTCGCTGGTGTTCAGCGGATGCTTGCCCGGATTGCCTTCCAGCTCCTTCATGGCGGTCGGCTTTGGTTTTCTGCCTCTGGTAGCCATTGGCTTCCCCTCCCTTCTGTAAAAATGGGTAAAGAAAAAGGACCTCCGAAGAAGTCCTTAAAATATCATTTTCCCAAACGAGAAACTTTTTCGTATGAATAGTAAGTAGTTTCCCATTTCGACAACTTTATATAAAACACATCGGATACGAGGCACAGCCCCTTTTCGGGGCGTGTACCTTTTGGGTGCTGTTATGCGTTGGGGTTGGCTTCCTTCCAAGCCTCGTACTCATCGACCAGCTCCGCTTCCTCGATGACCTGCCAGACGCTGCAGAAGCGGCTTCTCTGCTGCTCGATCTCCGCTTCTGTCCAGTCTTCCGGCTTGCGGCTCATGTCGTGGTAGGCATCCATCTCCGCTTTCGTCCGGAAGAAAAGGATCTGCTTCAGCTTCAGCGTTTCCTCGTTGTTCCGCAGGCTGTACCGCTTGTCTTCTGCCGCCTTGCAAAGGCTTCCGAGGTCGCTGCAGCTGAGGGTCATGTCCTGCTTGAAGGCGATCTCGATGCCGATCAGCTTCTTCTCGGTGTCGGCTTCCTGAATGTTCTTGAGGTAGGTTTTTGCTTTGTTCGTCATGGTCTGTATCCTCCGTGTGTTTTGTTTTCCGTAGGGCTTTTCCCTTCGTTGTGACTGTATATTACCGTCACTGCCCGGACATAGCAAGCGGCTATGCCGCACGATCATACACACCTCTTTTTGTCGGATTTATGTGTATTTCCACACTGGAGAAATCCGCCACTACGAGCAAAAGCCCCCGAAGGAGCTCTGCCCTTTTTCAGTGTGCGTTCTTGATGCACCACTCGATCGCGTGACCGGCATCCGTGTAGGTCTCATCGGAAATCTTCAGAAGCTCCAGTCGGCACTCAATCGGTGACCAGCCTTCCTCTGGGTCTTCCACAAATCCGTATACCGCTCCCTCCAGCATGCCGTTCCAGTTCATCTGGGCAACCAAAACCCGGTCACCGAACTGCATGATGCTGTCGTAGCAAGGTCTGAGTCGGTCGTAGAAACTCTCAATGCTGATGTTGTTTTCTGGAAAGTCGATCAAATGCTTTTTCATGGTGAATTCCTCCGTGTTTTCGTTTTTCCCTTGGGGCTTTCCCCTTTCGGTATGTGCATATTACCGTCAGGTGCAGCAGATAGCAAGCGGCTAAAGTACACGATCTTCTGCCCTGAATACCAAGCAGAATGTACATCACTCTGCATCCTGCTCCATGAGTTCCACAATGGTATCGTAGAAGAACTGCGGGTCATATGCCAGCGGTTCCCGTCCGGCTTCCTTATCCATCCTGATCTGGTCTTCCACCATATCCTCGGCATCCTCCAGCGTAAAGGCATCCTTATCGCTGTCCTCCATGTGGTTGTAGATTTCCACGATGACATCCATCATCCGCTCTTCCATGTGCTTCTCCTTTCTGGCGCATCCACGCCGCCACATCTGCCCCTGTGTTGGACGTTGTCGGTTCATTCGGATCGTTTTGCCACCCGTGGCACAAGCCCCTGTGTGGGGCTGTGTCGGGGGCTGTCGGTTTATCTGGTCATCCGTCCCAGCAGGTAGGCTTCTTCCATTGCTTTCTGGATGCCCCAGACCGGAACCTCAATGAAGTCCTCGCTGTCATTATCGCGGGCTTCGAGGTCGCCCCGGCTGTCTATCGCTGCCATCAGGCGCTTGGCGATCTCCAGCAGGGCTTTTTCCTCTTCCTTGGTGATGTTCTTCTTCATGGTGGTTTCCTCCGTTTTTCTTGGTTTTCCGTTTCGGTATGTGCATATTACCGTCTATGTCACACACTATCAAGCGGCTATACTACACAAATATGTTCCCCCGGAACTGTGCGTATTACGGCAGAAGAAAAGGGCCGCCGTTTCCGGCAAGCCCCATGTGTTTCTCTGGCTTAGTAGTCTTCATCGTCCTCGTAATCTTCCTCTTCGTCCCAGTCATCTTCCTCTTCATCCCAGCTGTCATCCTGGTCTTCTTCCTCATCTTTGAAGTCCCACATATCTTCAGTCGGCTGGTTTCTAAGGTCTGGGTTCTGCTCGACATAGTCGGCAACCGCTCCGCAAAGGATGTCCAGAACCTTTTCGTAGGCTTCCTCGCTGTAGACTGCCCAGGCATCTGCAGTCAGCTTTGCGATTTTGTCGTTGCCCTTGACTCCAAGGAACCGCCCTGCAGGGTTGCAGGTTTCCTTGCCGTAGCCGATGCCCAGCTGGTCGCCATCGTTGTAAAAGCGGTATCCGATGCGGCTCATTGCCCTTACCAGCTCCCCTGCGAGGCTGTCTGCCTTGCCCGTCTCCGGTACCAGTTCCTTGAAAAGTTTATTGATGCGTTCTTCGTTCTTCGTCATTGTCGTATCCTCCGTTTTTGTTGTTTTCCCCTTTCGGTGACTGTATATTACCGTCACCTCGGAGCACTATCAAGCGGCTAAACTACACGATCATTCAATCCTGTAATTGTCATATTTATGTGCTTTTCATGCCAGCTTTCGGAAGACAGACACGAGCAAAAGGCTGGTCATTTCCAGCCCCTTGCGCCTGTCGGTCTTGCCTTTAGCGGATGATTTCAAGGTAGCTTACGTTGCCCCAGCAGTCCGTTCCCTTGAAGCGGATGCGCTTGTCATTCTCCCTGTCGAGGGTGAATTTCCGCAGGAGCTTCATCTTCTGGATGCGGTTCAGAAGGTCCTTGCCGTTCTTCGCATCCTCAACGGCATCCCTGATCTCGACCACCGCGCTGTCGCTTCCGTACCAGAGGTTGCTGAGTGCCTCTGGAATTCCGTTTGCAAGGTAAAGGCTGATTTTTGTGTAGGTCATGTTTTTTTCTCCTCAGAATGTCATCGTTTCCAGAATCTCATCCATGCCTGTCTCCCAGTCATGGCAGCTAAGTTCGATTTTGCTGTACATCTCTGCGCTATCCGGCTCATCGAAAAGCCGGAAGCATTCTCTTGCCAGCTCCTCGCTGGTGTGCTGCTGGATTTCATCCGGCTGTCCATCCAGCCGTGTAAAGATAATCTCGTAAGTGTAGCGTTCCATGTTCTTTGCCCCTTTCGTTTTGGTAGCTGTATATTACCGTCACTGCCGGACACTATCAAGCGGCTAAAGTACACGATCATCTGCGCCCTGAACTGGTGGATTTATGTGTTTATCCGGGGAAGTTTCCCTCCCCGTTTTTCTTAGCTGAACATCTCTGCCGTGTCATCGTCGATCCAGAGGTGCATGCCGTCTGCTTCCATAATCGCATGGTCTTCATGAACCTCGGTGATGATCCCTTCCCGGCTTCCGCTACCATCGAATTCGTCCCAGTGCCATGTTGTCTTTCTTCCTTTTTTCCATGTTCTCCAATCAGCCATTCTGCTGTCCTCCTTTGCTTTTTGTAGCTGTATATTACCGTCACTGCCCTGTGATAGCAAGGCCATAAAACCTCATATTATCAACGATCTTCGTCCCTCATGTTTGGTACATATATGACCCCTGATTGACTTGCTATATATGTGTTTCTGCGGCATTATACACACAACGAAAGCAAAGAAAACCAAACCAAAAACGGAGGACAAAAAACATGAAAAAGACCATTACAGAAGTTGAAACCGCAATCGAAAACCGCATCGCAGAGCTTGAAGAAGAATACGAGCTGGACATTTACGACCGCAACGACATTCGGGAAGAAGAATACCAGAAAGCCGGATGGCGGCACGACCCTTTCCCAGAGGAGCTTGAGGAAGATGACGAAGAAGAGGAAGAGGATTGGCACTACCACAGCATGGAGGAACGACTGAACGAGGTCGGCATGAGCATGAGGGATTTCTTCTAAGGAATCCCAAGAGGCTCCCCAGCAGAGACTGGGGCTCTGCCTCGTATCCCCCGTTTTGGTTTGGTATGATACACAAAACCGCTGCCAGATGTTTGTGTACATTATGGCGGCGGTTCATCTTGCTATCGTTGCTTTATAGAGGTAATATACAGTAAACTGGAAGGGGGTTCTCATTCTTTTGAGGCCCCCATTTTCCGTCTAATCGGCTTCGCCCCGTATTGCCTGATACATCACCCTGCGGTTATGCGCTCTGGCTCTTTTCTTCAGATCACGCTTCCATCTGCGGATTCGCTCTGCCTTATTGTGATTTCTGGAAAACACATAATCATCCAGAATGTATCTGCCGCCGTGTTCCCTCTCGCCATAAGCAGGCATCTTTCTGTGTCCCATAGGCTCCTCCTGTTAAACCAAGCCCTCCCGGTCTTTTCTGGCCGAGAGGGTATTTTTCTGATTGTGCTATCTTATTCCGGCTTCGTTCCGTCATCCATCTGGATGACCGCCATCTGTCCGAACATGCTGACGAATGCCTCCGGCACCCAGAAGCGTTCCCTGAATTTCCGGATGAGGTCCTGGGGCAGTTCTGCGAAATCTTCCTCGCCCAATCCGCAAATGAAGAAGTTTCCCTTGATGGGCTGCTCCAGCTCTGGAATGTATCTGCTGAATGACTTCTCGGTGAACAGCCCGTTGTCATCGGTGACCAGGGCGGCGCATTCTTCCCACGGGTAGGTGGCTGTGATGCAGTCGCAATCGAGGATGCGGTAGAACTCTTTCAGAGAGTTTTCAATGTCCACCACCTGCGGATGCTCCATCGGTTTGATCAGAAGAACTTTCATTCGACCCAGCCCCCTTTCACGATTGCCCAGTCTGCAAGATGCATCTTCTGCTGTCCGCCCCATGCAATGTCCTCTAATGCTTCCTCCGTTCCGCAGCGGTTGCAGATCTGGATGTCCGCCCTTCGGCTGAGTGCCTGCTGCTGATGGTCGTAGCAGTCGGGCTTTGCTCCGCACCTGGGGCAACGCGGGCCGGTCTGTCGCGTTTTACCAAGGCGGTCGAGCGACACCTTGACCTCGGCATCCGTTGCCACACGGTGGCAACTGTCCGCGCCGTAGGCAACGTTTAGATGGCTTCCGGTATCCCAGCTCACTAAAATGTTTCCGGCATCATCGACCCCGTTGCAGGTTCCCTGCGTTCCGATGGTCGGTGCCTGCCTGTCATCCATCTCATCGAGGACGATCCGACATCCGACCGGGAACTCTTTTCTCAGCTTCTCGACCGTTTTCTTATCTGCGAAATTCATGCCTGCACCTCCTCGATCATCCGCTGGGCGGCATCCTTATCCATGCATTCCTTCAGCGCACCTTCGAGGATGTGCATCGGGAAGTGGAATGCCTTGTAGCCGTCATGCAGAACTTTGTAGTAATACCGGCTCGGTGCGCGGCGTCCGAAGTCGTTCTCCATGATGTAGACCATTGCGGTCACCATCTCCGGCTCTGCCCTTTCCCGGAGCAGTTCGATGTTCAGATCTTCCTTGCGGTAGTAGTTCGGGTAGCCCTCATAGAGGTCGAGGTTTCCTTCGTCCCTTTCCGAGATCTCCCACACCAGAACCGGCGTGTTCTTCTTCGGGTTCGGTGCGATGGTGGCGCAGCCACGGAACAAAAGCTCCCAGCCGGCCAGCACCGCCTGCCCTGCAATTTTTGCATCCGGGCATCGGTCTGCCATCTGCTCCACCGACAGGTTGCTGCCGTAGGCGATGTAATATTTCTTGTTCTTCATTTGAATCTCTCCCTTCGGTTTTCTCCGCTCTTGTCTGGCGGTATGGTATATATCACTCTTCTGCCCTGATTTATCAAGGCCGATGAGCATCATATACTGCACAATGTTTTTTGCTTTTGATCGTGTACTCTTACATCATCTGCCGCTTCTTCAGATACCGGATGGCTTCCGCCCTTCCGATACTGGCTGCCAGTCCACGCTTCAGTGTGTCCAGCGGAAACTCCCAGTCGCTGTATCCGCCCTGCAGCAGTTCAAAATACTCGGCATCCGGGCAGCCAAGCCGCCGGTCCTCGTGCATCACATAAGCGATGCAGGGCTTTGCCTTTTTCATGCGGTTCCCGTTCAGGTTCCAGACCGGAAGCTGGAACTGCTTCTTGTAGTAGTATCGTGGGCAGCCCTCGTACCGGTCCAGCAGGAGTTCATCGTATTCCGAGAGTTTCCAGACCACCGCAGGTACGCTTTCATTGGCATCCTGCTCGATGGTGGCATAGCAGCCGGTCTTGCTCTTTTTGAACAGAAGCCGGTAGCCCTTGATCTCGGTCGTGCCGACCACCACAGCGTAGGGGCATCTCTTTCCCATCCGCTCCATGTCGAGGTTGCTTCCGTAGGCAAGATAATATCTGGATGGGACTCGGCTGATCAACTCAAACATCTGCCTCACCGTCCTCCCTGCCAGTGAATTCCACGCCCTGGAAATCCTCTGTCCCAAGCTCGATCTGGCTGTCCTGCCACCAGTCCTCTGCCACACGCTGTGCTTCCTCCACGGTCGGCTCTTTCATCTCGGATTCATAAATGGTCACCGTTCTCTGGTAGGTCTCGGTGATGGTCACCTTAAAGGTTCTGCCACCCGGTGTGTTTTCATTTTTTAACGTGCTTTTCATAAACCTGCACCTCCTTCTACCACCTCAAGGGCGGTTGCCCGCCCAAAAGGTGCCCGTGCATCCCGGCTTATTTGTTCCGCCAGGATGCGTTGCCCTCCATGTTCCGCAGAAGGATCTCCCTTGCCGTTGCAAATTCATCCCCGATGAATCCCAGCCTCAGCATCCAGCACCGCATCGCATACTTTTCATTGTCGGTCTGCTGGGGCTTTGGGCTTGCCGTCCTGACCATCTTGGCAAGCTGGCTCATTGCGAGGCAAAGCTGGATATAGGCTTTCATCTCACCGGCGTGCAGTCCGTTGCACTTTCCGTCCGCTGGGTCTGCGAATTGGAAAAGGCGGAATTCAATGGTCCCTTTTGTAAAGGTGGCATGGAGGTTCAGCATATGGTACCGGCTTGAATTGTAGTGGGCATTCCGGTTTTCCCAGCTGGAACCGTTGCCTTCGTACCAGATGTCTTCCAGCCTGTGCATGGTGGTCGGCTTCTCGCGGTTCAGCCGGTCGAGGAAGCGATGATTGACCACCTGGCAATATTGTCCGGTGCGCCCTGCATCGATCCGGATGGCTCTGCCGATCTGCTGTTCGTGCGCCGCCATGATGTTCACAAGGTTGCGGATGGTCTTTGCGGTGTGGTCGCCTTTGCCAATGTGAATGTGGACTCCGCATCCGCGGCTTGGGCCGCTCTTTGCGCCTGCCTTTCGGAGCAGCCGGATGATTTCCTGCAAGGTTTCGATGTCGTCGTAGGTGAGGATCGGGGTGACCAGTTCGCATTTTTCTGCGTCCGGTCCGTAGATGCTCACATCCCTCTGGAATTTCCAAACCCTGCCCTGTCCATCCTTGCAAGCCCAGCTGTAATATCCGTACTCGCCGGCGGCGTTCCATGCTCTGGTTCCGAAGTACTCGGCGACCTTTCTTGCCGCTTTTTCTCTGGTGATGTTGTTCATCTCGATCTCAACTCCGATGGTCTGGTTCTTCATGGCTTCAATCTGCTCTCTTGTTTTATCGTTCATGGTATGTTCTCCTTTGTTTTTTCCTTGTTTTCCCTTTCGGTATGTGCATATTACCGTCAGGTGCGGATAATAGCAAGGATATAAAAGAACATATATTCGACAAATATAAGGCAGAATGATCGTGTACATTTCTGCAGTTTATCCGCTTGATAATGTACATTTTCAGAGCTAATATCGGTACAATGGAAGAGGGTCTCGCATATTTTCCGGCCCCCATTGGGGGATTGGGAGCTTACGCTCCCGCCTCCAGCATCTGCGCCGTGTCTGCCCCACAGTCGGGCTGTGTCGGCCGGGTCGTATCCGGTGCGACCGTTTCCCCTGTGGCAGGATCGCCGTTCTGTGCCGCCAGTTTCGCGGCTTTCAGGGCATCCCGTTTTGCCTTTTCCCTTGCAAGGAACTTCTGTGCTTCCTCATCCGTGCGGAAAGCCGCATGGCCGGAAAGGTTCTCCATGAGGATCTTGCGTGTCTCTTTGAAATCCGGACCGTTCATCCCCAGCCGCAGGAGCCATGTGCGGAGTGCGTATTTCTCATTCTCATCGTTGACATCCTTTGCCTGGATGCGCTTCTGGCTGATCGCCTGCTGGTTCATCAGCACCGCCAGCTGTGCAAAAGCCGTCAGGTGTTCGTGGTCCGATGCAGTCGGGAAGCCGGTGAAGATGACCTTCTCGGTGGTGATCTTCAGGCCTTCCAGTGCAGCACCATGCTCAGCCTCATAGTCGCTGACCGCGTTTATGAAGTTCATGATGGCAAAGGTGCAGCTATCGTCCTTCAGCTTCTCGACCAGCCCCTCTTCCACATGAAAGTGTCCGCCAGTCGCCTTGCCGATGAGCTTGCCGCGGCTGTAAAGAAGGTTGACCAGGTTGCGGAGAGTGACACCATTGTGCTGGCTGACCGGGAATGCAAGCTCCAAGTCCAGTGGCACTTCTTCCGGCTGGTCTTCTGCTTCTGATTGCTCCTCGCTTTCCGGCTCCTCTGCATCCGGCTCATCCTCTGCCGCATTATCCGGCTCCGATGCTTCCTCGGATTCGGCTTCCGCAGGTTCGTTCCCTTCTGTGGTACTTTCATCTTCAGATTCCTGCTCGTCCAAAACCTCCGTCTCTGCTTCGGTATCCTCGGTCACAGGATCCTCTTCCAAATGGTCGGTCGGCTCCGTGTTTTCCATCTGGTCATCCGTGCTCTCAATGCTCTCGCCACCGCGGATCAGTCCCTCATTCAGCAGGGTCGTCAGCAGCTCGGCATCTGCATTCTCCGGCTCGACCAGAAGGTTGCCATTCCGGTCGATGGTGTAGCTCCCGATGTCGTAAGAATACAGAGGTGCTTTGGTATAGTAAGGGTGGATGCCGGTCAGCTCCTCCATGCGTTTTGCGAGGGTCTTGCGCTCGGCTACGTTCAGTTTAAATTTCAACATGATTCATCGCTCCTTCTCGTTCATTTGTTTTTGTGCATCCCGATGTTCTTTTCGGTAGCACATATATCACTCTAAACCGGATGAATAGCAAGGCCATTTCCCGATATTCTTCATGTTCGACCATTTACACAAGGGACCGCAAAATCTGTTGTGTAAATAGGACCAATATGTAAGCCCACCATATCACCAGGTCGCTTTCTACCTAGTAATATAGCGGGCCAGTTTATTCTTCCAGACCTGCACACCATGCGATGCCGGCCAGAACAAAGAATGCGTTGGCTAAGCAAATGCCGTTGCCCCAGATACGGTACTCGGCCGAATCCGTATACGGGTCAGCCAGCCATTTCCGGATCTGCTTCTCCGTTTTCGGCTTCTTGGCATGGGTCACGATCTTACGGTGCGTTTCAAACACATCTGCCCAGAATGCCAGCTCTTCTTCGGTCGGGTCTTCCGTTCCGAGGTCTCTGCACCACCAGTCTGGGAAGCCCTGCAGTCTGGCACACTCGGTCGGTGTCAAACGGCGAACTGTATAGGTCACAGGTGCGGGCTGTGCTTCCGGATTGTCGATGACCAGACGGTCATTGAAAGCATCCTGCCCGTTGAAGCCGCTGGGATGTGCCCCGGTTGCCACCGTTCCCATGACACCCTCGTTCAAATGCGGTACCGGTGCGATGGTGGTCGGGTCTTTGTAATCCCGTGCCATCAGGGTCGGTGCGACTTCTTTTGCCACCTGCATATAGGAGCCGGTGGTCATGGCATACACATCCTCCGGTGCGCAGACTGCATGGCGGTCAGTGGCATCCAGTGTAAAGCAGACATCCTCATTGACACCATCCCCCTGCGGACCGTTCTCATCCTTGCGGCCGATCATGTTGCCCTGCAGGACGAAGGTCTGCATCTGGTCACTCCGGGTCGCCATCAAAGCGCCGGACTTACCATGCAGATCGATCAGCTCATTGCGCTGGTTCACATGGAAGACTGTCACATCTTCCGGCTGTGCCACAAAGGTCTGCTGCTTCATCCCCGGATCTGCTGCCAGTGCCGCTGACTTTTCTCCAAGATCCCGGACTTCATCCCTCTGGTTCTGGGTAAAGGCGACCGGCTCTACCACACAGATACCGCCCTGATTGCAGGTCGGGTCACCGCCGCTGCGGTCCAGTGTCCGGGAAGTTTCGGCCTCATAAAAACCGCTGTGCGGATTATCGGACATCATGGAATGGCTGGCTTTGGAACAGACGCCATAGCATTTCGGAACGAACAGTGTCTGGTCGTTGTTGCAGCCGAGGGTGGCCGACTTTTCTTCCTGCCAGATGGCTCCCTTCCCGCCGCCCTCGCAACCGGAGCGAATTTTCAGTGTGACTGCCGGGGAGTTTTCAACATCTTTCACCGAGCTTTCCACTGAATTTTCAACAGCATCCATGACCATCGGGACATTGCCGCCACCCGTACCACACCGGCTTGTCAGTGTCTGCACCTTACCGTCCTCGGAAATCTTCACCCGGCTGTCAGCAGGATGATTCTCCAGTGCGATGGCGGCAGGCACAACACCAGCTCGGAGGGTCGGTGACCGCTCTTCCTCGTATCCGATGCTTCTGGCATCTGCGGAATGCTCGGTACAAAAACCGGCGGCTTCCAGAACACACGGCTGATGCCCATGCTCCTCTGCCCGTAGGGTTCCGGTCACATCTTTGGAAACATCCATCTGCCTGCCGCCCTGGTCGTTCAGACAGATCCGTCCTCCTGCTCCGTTACAGCCTGCCTCTCCAGTGCCGCTTTCAGCACCGGCGGCAGCTCTTTGCCACGCACGGAAGCCCTCCGCAGAATACCGAGACACGCCTTCGGACTCAAATAGTACCTTTGGGGCACTCTGGTCTGCAAAATCTGCGACAAGGTAGATACGTTTTCTTCTTTGGGGAACGCCCCACCACTGTGCATCAAGAACTCGATACGCGACGCTCCATCCGTCTCCCACATAGTAGTCGGCATCGGGCCATCCTTTCTTCTCAGGCGCAGGCACCGAGGCGGCCGGTTCTTTAACACCGATGACGGCTTCGAGGACTGCTTTGAAGTCCTGCCCTTTGTTTGAGGAGAAGGCCCCTGGCACATTCTCCCACACGATAAATCTTGGTTTTTCTCCATTGGTCTTACACCTCATTTCCTTCACGATTCGGATTGCTTCGTAAAACAGACTGGACCGTGAACCATCCAGACCGTCCCGCTTACCGGCGATGGACATATCCTGACAGGGACTCCCAAAAGTGATGATGTCCACTGGAGGCAGGTCTGCTCCGCTGATGGCAGACACATCTCCGTAGTGCTTCACCTGCGGCAGACGTTTGGTCGTGACCCGGATGGCAAACGGCTCGATCTCGCTGCTCCACACCGGAGTGATCTGCCCGGTCAACAGACCGCCCAATGGAAAACCCCCGGAGCCATCAAAGAGGCTGCCGAGGGTCAAAGTCTTATTCTGTTCTGTGCTCATCCGGCGACCTCCTCTCCGAGCATCTGCTCATTTGCTTTCTGGTAAAAGTCTCTGGATACTTCAAATCCGTAGCTGTTGCGCCCCAGTTCTCTTGCTGCTCTCAGCGTGGAGCCGCTGCCGGCGCAGGGGTCAATGACCACATCGCCCTCATCTGTAAAGGTCTCGATCAGTCGTTTCAGCACGGAGATCGGTTTCTGGGAAGGATGGATTTTCGGATATTCCCTGCCATCCCGCTTCCAGTCAAACCAGTTGAAGATCATATGGGGCTTTCCGTCCTCACCGAGATTACGGAACTTCGGGAGCTTTCCCCGGTACAGAACCAGAGCATACTCCGTTGCACCCACGATCTTCATGTTGGCCTTTAAAACCTGCGGACTGTAGTTCTTGCAAAACACCAGCGGGATATAATTCTTGAAACCGTATTTCTCTGCTTCGGTGATCACCTTCGGGATCTGTTGAAACGCACAGAACACGATCATGCACGGCGCATCCTTCTCTCCTGTGCCGGGTTCTTTCTTCAGCAGGCGGTTGCAGAAGTGGAAATACTCTGCAATGTTGAAGGTGAAATCGGTATTGAATGCCGCCTTCCGCGCCTTGCTACTCTCCCCGTTTTTGTTGTCGCCATCCACATACCAGTCCGGCCGGCTGGCATAGAAATCTGTACCGATGTTGTACGGAATGTCTGCGATCACCAGCTGCGCCTTGGGGATGTTATAAGACTTGAAATTCTGGAAGTTGTCATGGATGAGGACGCATTTTACATCAGGCATCAGCATCCTCGCTTTCCGGCTCGAAGGTCGCCACTTCCTCGAACTTCAGCTTCTGACCGTCACGGACAACAAACACATCATCGTAGTGACCATCGCTGTGTTCGATGTACCGCTTCACGATCACATCCACGAACTTCGGGTCCAGCTCGATGCCCCGGCACACACGGTCGGTCTCCTCACAGGCGATCAGGGTCGAGCCGCTGCCCAGGAACGGATCGAGAACGATACCGTTGGTCATGGTGGAGTTGCGGATCGGATAGCTCATCAGGCCGATGGGCTTCATGGTCGGATGGTCCTTGTTGGACTTCGGCCGGTCATACTCCCAGATGGTCGTCTGCTTCCGGTCGGAATACCACTGGTGCTTTCCCTTCTGCTTCCAGCCGTAGAGACACGGTTCGTGCTGCCACTGGTAAGGACTGCGGCCCAGCACCAGCGCATTCTTCTTCCAGATACAGCACCCGGACAGGTAGAACCCGGCATCCTTGAATGCCTTACGGAAATTCAAACCCTCGGTATCGGCATGGAAGATATAGATGGAACCATCATCTGCCAGATGACCGTGCATCTGCTGGAACGCTGCCAGAAGGAACTGGTAAAATTCCGAATCACTCATGTTGTCATTCATGATCTTACCGGCCGTCTCTTCCACATCCACGTTATAAGGGGGATCGGAAAGGACCATATTTGCCTTGGTTCCGTCCATCAGGGTGTCGTAGCATTCTGCTTTGGTGGAATCACCGCACAGAACGATGTGCTTTCCCAGATGCCAAAGGTCACCCTCTTTGGAGAAGCATGGCTGCTTCAGCTCGGATTCCACATCGAAGTCATCTTCCTTGACCTCTTTGCTGTGGACTTTGTTGAACAGCGTCTCAATCTCCGGCGGCTCAAAGCCGGTCTTGCCAAGATCGAAGTTGGAATCTTCGATGTCTTTCAGAAGGTCGGCCAGCAGGGAATCATCCCATGCACCCGTGATCTTGTTGAGCGCAATGTTCAGGGCTTTTTCCCTGGTCTTGTCGATGTCCACCACCGCACAAGGCACTTCGGTATAGCCCAGCTCCATCGCTACGGTCAATCTCTGGTGGCCACCGATGATTGTCCTATCGGCATTGACCACCAAAGGATCTGCGAACCCGAACTCCGTGATGGAGTTCTTGATCTTCTCGTACTCTTTATCCCCCGGCTTCAGCTTTTTCCGGGGATTGTATGCGGCCGGCTTGAGTACGGACACCGGCAGCATCTTCAGTTCAGCAGTCGCTTTCATGTAAGCCCTCCTAATTCAGATTCACATGCGCATGACCCCGGAGAACGGCACGAAAAAGGAGCCGAACAAAAAGCCCGACTCCATCTCATCTCCATCTTCCTGCGGCTGTTCAGCCATCTCGCACCATTCCGGGTTTTCCCCGTTCACGGATGCCAGGACCTTATCTTCCGCATCGTCAATCGCATGTACACAGATACCCCCGGTGTTGAACATCGGAAACACACCGATAATCTTACTCACCCTCATCCACTCCCTTCATCCCGTATCGATAATCCCAATAACAATTCAGGCTGCAAAACTTCCGCTGCCGTTTTCCTTCATCTACGGCATGGAACTCCCTTCCACAGTTTTTACAGACCGCGATCCGAAAAGGCTTATGCTGCCTGTAATATTCCTCCCGGCAAGCCGGAGAACAGAACCGTCTCCGACCACTGTTTCCTCTCTGTACGAGAATGCGTCCGCAAACCGGACAGCGCCGTTCCCCCGACCCATCCGGTGGCTGTAACTGGCAGCTCCCCGTTTCCGGCAGACCCAGTTCCCGGCAGTAATCTGTGACCTGTTCCAAAGAAAGCCCTGTGTTTTCTGCGATCTCCACACATTCAAACCCGGCAAGCCGCTGGCTTCGGACTTCTTCTCTCTCCGGGCGGTACTCATAGCCCTCAAACACACAGTCCAGCCGGACACCGTTCTTTACCACATCACGTTCTATGTTCAGCGGTTCTTCCATTTGCATCGCCCTCCTTCCAGCGTCCTTTGTTTGCACAGGCACGGCTGCAATATTTCCGTTCCAGACCATACTGGTGCCGGTAGGAAAACTCCCTGCCGCACACCGGGCAGATCTTCGACCGCACGGTCTTCCAGTTCTCCGGCTTTGGATGGGTGTTGTTCCACCGTGACCGGCATTCCGGTGAGCAGAACTTCCGTGGTCTGCCTTTATGGTTTGGTACGATTGCCGTACCGCACTGAGGGCAGAAGGAAAACGCCATGTCCCTGATCATCTCAGCCGTGTAATCTTCCATCCGCCCTCACCTCACTCTCATTTTTCGCCGTTTCTTCGGCGGTTTCTTAGAAAAATTTCAAAATACATACGAAAAGCAGCGAAGTGGAAATCGGCACTGCACCGCCAGGTTGGATCGTTGTTGCGGCGGCCGATTCCCGCTCGCCCCTGTTCCT